AGTGCAAGATTTCTTATAAAGTTGTTTCGTTTTCCGTTTGTGACAATATAGTCGATCTCGTCCATGTACGTCCTTTGTCCAAAGTCCAATCGTTCCTTTTCGCCATAATCCAAAATAATTCGCTTGATATGTAACTGTGCGAGCGTATCGTTATCTTGTAATTCTTTTGTTGAGGTAACACGGTGTGTTGGTCCGAAGAGACCTTGTAAGACAAGTTCATGTGTTTGAGTTCCATCTAATGTTCCTGTTGTACCGAAACGATATGCCGCTTCTGTTGCTTTGTTCATAATATTCATGAGTGACTTTGATTTAAATCCATGACACTCATCTCCAATCACCATACCAAATTGTTCAAACCAAACCTTTGGTAATTTATATATAGACTGCCAAGTAGAGATACAAATAGCAGCATCAAATGTTTTATCTTTACCCGAATAGATTCGATGCATACCACGTTCATCTTGACCATAACTTTTAAAATCATTATGCATCTGTTCTACGAGAGAGGTAGTTGGTACGATTACAAGTACACGTCCACCTTTTGGGTATTTTAATCCACTTGTTAATAAGTGTAACCAATATTTAATTAAAATGTAAATGATAAGAGATTTACCAGATCCAGTAGGAGAAATAAGTATTGCTCTTTTTCTCTTTAATCCTTCGTGAATGCCCGATAGCTGATATGAATAAGGACGAAAAGGAAGACCGAGATCGTCAATATATTTGGCAAGTTGTTCAATATCGACATTAGCATTTTCGTGAGGCATTCCATAGTTAGTTTTTTCTGACTCAACTATATATCCTCGAGAGTTCGCGAATTTGTTTAAATGATAAAATAAACCTGCGGGAAGTTCTCCTGTGTTAATATCGTATAAACGTATCTTACCATCCCACATACGATTACGATAGGCAGGCATAAATTTATATCCAGGAACATAAAATGAGAAAAACTCTTTTATTTCTTGAGCAGTGCCACTATCACATTGTACATGTAAATTAGCATGATTTAATTTCCGGACGAGAATTTTTTCCATTCGATCATATTCTTTATCGTTTGATGACGCCATGTTATATTACTTAGTATGTCTGTTAATGTTTCCATTAATGTTTTATAGTATTGTATTTTTTCTTCTGATTTTTGTATTTCAGGATCTGAATCATAATAATAATCCATGTCACCTTTAAGTATTTTAAGACCGTCAAAAGGATCAGGATCCCAACCAAGTTCCACGATTGTTTCGTGATCCATCTTACCATTATACCATAACCACTTCTTTTTCAATAAATCTTTTTGAGAAAATTCTGCACGTCTCAACTGTAGTTTTACAGTCGATAATAGTTCTAAATATTTTGCGTGGAGAATAGGTGTTTGACGTGAGGATTCGTCAAGTTTCATATCATCTATTATACAGTCTTTTTTCCACATTTCGTGGATATTTTTCAAATCAATCATTATATACTCCGATTATAAAGTTATTTATAATAGGTTTCTGTTTACAGTTATTGATGGAGAACCATCTACGTTTGATGTATAACTTGCTCCAACTAATTCAAAATATGAAAATCTAAATGATGCACCAAATACAACAAATGATTCACCTCCCGAAGTAGATTCAAATTGAATATCTGTTAAAGCAGTAGGAATACAATCTATATATCTTACTTGTTTCGTAGTATTATTATGACTTGATAATATAGATAATGTGATATCTGACATTGCTGGAGGTTGATCAGCAGTTCTTTGAGTAGGTGCCACCATATCAATGTCTAAGTTTCTTCGCATCCAAGAATACATTTCATCATAAGAAGTAAGGTTTTCGTCGAGTATTATATTCGCTTGAAGTTCATTGAATGTTAACTTATCACCTATAAATGGTATCCCTGTTATTTTTTGATAAGGGACTTCTACAGAATTCATAATCATTCCAGGATGTATGAAACTTTGGCAAAAGAATTCTAAGTTAGGATAGTTTTTTCTATCTATCGTTATCTTAAAAGAAGTTGGTTGTAAGTAATTAAAATTCTCTGTTAAACTTGCCATATCATATTCCTTTTATCTATTTATAATACAAAAAAAGGGTGGCCGAAACCACCCTTCTTATTGATACAAAGTATCTTATGCACCGAGGATATTGTCGACACGGAAAATACGATAGTATTGGTTAGACTTAACAGTACCGAGACCATTGTTTGAAATCGCGCCAGGTACGAATGGATTTGCTGCCATTCCGTAACGAGTCTTGAATCCAATTTTTGGCTGGAATGTATCTTCACCAACTGCACGTACCATTGTTAATGGAACGTATGGACAGTAGAACACACCTGCGTCATATGGGTTTGTACCCTTATAACCGACGTTGATGTAATCTTGTGTTGAGTATGGATCAATGTAAACTCTCATACGACCGTTAAGTACACCAGCAAATGTGTTGCCTGTGTCATCTACGTTCAAGTTTGTTGACATTGCAGGAGCATAGTCAAGCATACCTGAAGCAGATAATGCAGAAGCTACGTCAGAAGAACACACCATGAAGTTACCTTTACCTCTACGTGTTTCTTTTGCAATTACGTTTGCTTCTCTTTCGATCTGCATGATAAGTCCTTTGAACTTCTCAACTGACCAACGACCATCTGCATCTGTCTGTACGTCGAAGATACCATTGATTGCTGTGTTAGTTGTCAAAGCACCAGTCTTTGCTTGTGAGTTAAGAGTACGAACAACTTCACGATTGATTTCAGCAAGAATCTCTGTAGACAAGATGTTTGCCAACTCAGTTTCGGCATCAAGACCATGAATTGCTTTCAAGTCTTGTGCTAATTCTAAGCTGTATTCTGCCTTTAGAGCACGTGACTTTGCAGTCACTGTTTGCTTTTCGATTGTGAAACCCATCTCTTTGAAGTCTTGACCAACACCGTCACCAAGAGCTTCAGCAGCTGCTGTAGCATGGGCAGCGATGTTTGTTAATGGATCAGTACGATCATCATTGATAGTTTGATCGTTATCTAAGTCTGAGTCTGTTGTTAGACCTGAACCAGATGTTGCAGCTGATGCAGAAGAATCACCTGAATATCCAGGTTGTGCTTCGTTGAACAATGCTTCAGTATCTACTGATTGACCAGAAGACTCTGACTTATAGACAGACTTCATTGCGAAGATAAGTCCAGTTGGTCCAGACATTGGTTGAACACCAGCAATATCGTATGCCATCAAGTTTGGCATTGCACGACGTACAAGTGCGATAAGAACAGGATTCCAGTTAGCAGTTCCAGCTGTTGAGTTTGCTGGTGCAGCTTCCATTAGTCCTTGCTCTTTTAGAGCGATTTCTTGGTTTTCTAAAATTGCAGCAGTAACTGCTCTTCTATGGTTATCTTTGATGGTACCAGCAGATTCTTCGTTCAGTACTGGTGCCCACTTTTCGACAAGATTGTCGTAAGAAATTACATTATGCATCGATTTGATCTCCTATTAATTATTTCGATGTTCGGTTGAGGGCTGTTAAATACTGAGCCATTGATCCAGAAACTTCAACGGTATTTCCGTCATCGTCATCTGACTCAAAGTCTGCTGACTCAGTCATTGTCTTAGTAGTTTTTTTGAAGTAAGATTCTTTGACTGTAGCTACTTTTGAAGCAAAAGTTTCTTCGTTATCAAAGTCTATATCACTTACTAAAGACTTTAGTTTTTCGACCTGAGTGTCGGCTAAATCGCGAGCTGCTTCACGGATGATTGCATCTCTTTGAAATGATTCCAACTTCTCTGCCAATTCGATAGCATTTGCTGTAGTGTTATTAAGTTTCTCTTCGAGTTCTTCAACATTTTCAGCAAGTTCGTCTACTAGATCAACCTTTGACTCAGGAACTTCGATGTAAGACTCAGTGAATAAATCTTTCAGACTATTCATAAAGTTCTCAGCAATTTCTGTTCTTAGTCCAGATTGAACGGCTAGTTTATTATCTTCTAACCATTGTTCGACAACATAGTTTAGGTAACTATCTACTTTCTCTACAAGACCCTCTTTGGTAGAAGATATTTCTGCCTCGAGTTCCTCGTTATACTTTTCTTCAAGACGATCAATTTCTTCGGCAAGCTTAGACTTAATTGCTGCTTCGAAAATCACTGCAGTTTTTTCTTTGAACTCTTCTGACAATGTAGCTTCATCAGCCATGATTGCATTTAAGTCGTCTGAAAAATCTGCTTCGTAGTTGATATCAGCAGCTTCTACAAC